TTCGAATCAACAAATGAACCTGAAAAAGTGGGGTTCATCTTATCTGGCGTGAAACTGATTTCATTTCAGCAAATAATAGTAAAAGGAATTCGGCTTAGGGTCAAATGGATACCAAACGGTTTTGAAATCCGAGAAGAATTAAATCAGTTAGATGAAGCCTTACGTGGTTTAACAAGACAAAATAATATCATTTTTGTTAGTAAAGATGATAATACTCCAGTTATTATGCAAGGTGAACCTCAAGTTGAAAAAAATGAATTTGTTGGGCATTTAATACGAATTTACTGGGAATTTAATGAAATTAAAATTTTTCCTCTTCAAAAAACATCTGTGTTCCAATGTGTGTTAAATTCCAGAAATCATCGTATAGATTGTTTAGTTAAATAAGATATATTTTGAGTTTGCGACTTATTAGAAATTTTGAGTTGATATCCATGTCTAATGTTCGGATTATCGAACTTGATCGAAAAATTCAAGAAGAAAATGATAAAATTGCTAATAGGATTAGGGAAAAAAGAAAGAAATTCGAAATCCCTATGATTGATATCATGGGGAGCGTTGGATCTGGAAAAACCTCAATCTTAGAATATTTTACGCAAAATTATATTAAATATCAGAATATTCTAGTAATCAATGGTGATTTAGCAACAGATATTGATGCACAACGAATTGGTCGATTTGGTGGAACATGTCTACAAATAAATACGGGTAGAGGTTGTCATTTAATGGCTTTTCAAATTGAAAAAGCTCTTAACGGAATAAATCTAAATGATTATGGAGTCATTTTTGTAGAAAATGTAGGAAATTTAATATGTCCATCTGCTACTGATGTTGGGGCTGATCTAAAAGTAACGATTACAAGTGTGACCGAGGGGCCATATGTTTTTCAAAAACATCCAATAACTTTCAAATTAAGTCAATTAGCAGTAATTAATAAAATTGATTTAGCTAAAGTTATGGATATTGACGTAAATGATGTAATAGCTAACGCTTATAAGCTCTATCCCCACTTAAAAATCTATCCCACCAGTACAAAGTCAGGAGAGGGAATGGAGTCATTTGCTCAACAGCTAGGTCTAAAAATTCAGTGAAAAAGAAAGGAGGACAATAATTAAAAAAGACCTAGGAATCGTTTCTTTGGTTTTCCTTGTTCAACAGGTGATTCATCATCAATAACATTCTTTATCACTTTTTCAGCCGTTTGGCCAGAGTAGATCGAAGCAGTTATTGAATCAGTATCAATTCCGGTCTTGATTGACACTTCAGCTACCCCAGTCTTCGACCGAATATTTTGCCCGGATATGGGGCCGATCAGCACTTCACTCTCGATTGCGTTGTCTCCATCATCAGACTTATCCGATTCGGACCACTTTCTGATATAGCCGTCATTACACCCAGCCAACAGAGTACGTTCTGCCTTGGTCCGGGCATCGAAATAGAACAAGGATGTAGGAATATGATCTTCCTGATACTCTTCTGGGAAAACTCCACCGGTGCGTAGGTCCATCCAGAAGATAGCACTCCATTCACCATCGAACTGGCTCGCGGAAATGACAATCCCATATCGGTCTTTATCGTAGGCCATAGTCACACGATCAGTGCGTCGATTGAGGCCCATAGCAGAAATGAGTTTTGGAAGGTGTTCCTTAGTGAGATTAACCGGAGGAGCACCTTCTATAATTGCCTCTGCGGATAACGCATAAATGCCATCGAACCCCATAAAGTATAGGTTGTTCTTATCGTCCCAACAATAAGATGTATTGCTAAAGATACCTGTCGTGTCAGAGAGCGTGGTAAAAATACCACTGCTCGCAGGATCAGCACGCATAACAAACATACGGTTAAAACACCCGAACACCTGGGTATTGCCTTTGTATGGGATCATGGCCACGATCTGATCGCCCACCAGTCCAGCTTTCTCCGTAGCCTGACTGTTTTGGGCTGAGGCCACATCATCTACCACCAGAAGAAGATCGAGGGGATCGTTGATCCGAGTTGCAAACCATTGATGCGGATGTTGAAGGCTGTTCATAAAGATACGGCCCCAGCATAAGGACAATACGTTCGATCCGCCCTCTGGGAATGTTCCATCAGTGAGCGTCCAATTAAGCCAATGCGGGGGATAAACTACAGATGTCGGTGTAAGCGTTTCTCCCGAATCGGCCCCGGTAATCAAATTAGTTGTATTAAAGGCTGTAGTAGATGTTCGATAGACCATATTCTTGGCCGTCGCCCCAGCCCCCACGGTCTCATCAAATATACCAGTGGCCCCTGATGTGGCCTGGGTAACAACTTCTCCTTTGGTGAACGCACCTGAAGGAGCACCGACCAGGCGATCCGAAATCCAATCAATCTTATGATAGCCGCTCTGTGTTATATCTGCATCATAAGGAGCACCGTGGGCTATATACGTTTTTTGATACGCTTGAACCATAGCCACTTGACCACTGGTGTCCAAATCGCCCGCCGTAAATCCGTGGGTTGCTCCCAACGCGGTTAAAATTGCCATTATTTACCCCTACGAGCAGAAGGTTTGTCCTTTTCCCAATCAATACCAGCCGTTTGTAAATCCGACTCAATAGCCTTAGTACGAGGGGTTTTATATTTCTTTTTCTTTCGGATGGCCTCCATTTCATCAGCCCGTTCTTTGCTGATATACGCTTTCTCGCCCTTCAGCAACTCATGGGACTTGCGTTTGAGCCGCCCAATCCACGTTTCTTTGAAGTCTGAAGGTTTCTTTGTCTTTGTCATCATAAACTCCCAAAATATATACAGTTATGGCCCAAGACCACAAGCCGTCCCTTGTATCGACCACCCCCGGTATACTCAAAGCTGTTGATGTCTACCCACCCAGTCCCAGGTTCCCATACTTTATCGGGATCGTAATCTGATCGGCGACTAAACGTAGTATACGAGTGGGCCTTGTCCGATATGAAGGTCCATGTGTCACCTGTGGTAGTTAATTCTGTCTCATCATCATACGTATCGACACGCCATTCATAAACCGAAAAATAATCCAGGGCATCTTGGAACGCTTGCGAGAGCGTATAAGATGTATCATACGTATCGGCGACGTGTGCCCAACTGTCTCCCTCAAGTCTAAAGTATATTTTGTATTGAATGGCCATCAATCAGGAGCCTCCCATTGGAAGGATCGAAGTCTGTCTATACCACGGATATAAACTCCTTCTGTACCATCAGCCGGAGTTGGATTTTGGGCTTTACCGGGTGCTTGTATAAATGTAATAGTTGCTGTTCCTCCTATACTTGACGGACTACTTGAAGTATTTGTAACTTCTTTAGTTCCAATCCAAGGTGTTACATCCCAACCAGTTAATCCAATCGAATCTGCTGTAAACAATTCAGGATCAGGAGGGGCAAAACTAAGATCATGATATTCTACAACCTCAATTATCCATTGTGGAGTATTAGAAATGTATACACCTACACCGTCAAATGCTCCAGGATTTCCATAAGTATATTCCCAAATAGTTTCTGTTTCATTAGATAGGGAAAGAACATATTCTGAAGAATCGCCAGTAAAACTAATGGTTATAGAATTGGGTCGCGTAGCCACTACAAACTCCGAAAGTAAATCTCGCCTTCATCACCCAACACGACCAACCACTCAATCCGATTCCCTGGCATGGTCAAACGATCATTGTTCCATTCCTGATCTTCTTCATCCCAAAATAGATCAGGATCATAATTACTTGGTCTCTCATTAGGCCAAACAGTTAAATTTTCATAAACTTCAACCGCAAGACTAACAGAACTTATTCCTGTTACTACTAACGTCCCACTTGCCCAATGCAATTCTTCTACTGGTAAACTGGTTCCTCCAGTTGCTGTTACCGTTTTTGTCCCTTCATCATAATGAACTGACGAACTATATAAAGCATAAATAGCTATCGGGAGATTATTATATGTGGCAGAAGGAGAAAATGACGCAGGTAACGTAGCGACAGCAGCATCATAAGATGACCTACCTGTTCCACCTGATTGAACGTCAATTTGTGTGGCTGTCGCTGTGTTATCTAATTGCACCGCGATCCAATAAATAGTCGATGCACTTATTGACCAATTTACAGCCTTACTTTTCCATCCAGCCGTTGTTCCTTTGGCGTTTGTAGTGTCAGAGAATAATAATGTTTGCGGTGTGTCTCCAGCAACATAATGACTATATAGGCCGACTTCAAAATTAGCTTCCTCAGTAGCGTTATTGCACCACCACCCGACTTCGGTGATCGTAATTGTGCCTGAAGGAGACGTGTCTTTAGTTGCCCAGGCATTATTATCCATTGTGGTTGTTGTGTTTCCACCTGGATCAGCAGTTGGAGCAACAGTAACAAATCCTGCGTTTGTGCCGAGTACTACAGCCATAATTACCCAGTTAAATCTATTTCTATCGCCGTACTTAATGTACTATTATCAGTAAGTGTTCTTGTTTCACTTAATGGGGCGGAGGCTATAAGTTTCCCACTATCATCCGAAGAAGTGGCAAGAAATGTTGTATTT